TTCAACTTGGTGATGATGAAGTATTGAAATTATACGACCGTTCAAGTAATCCAGTTAAGCGTGGCATTGCATTGATTAATTCAGTAGGAATTATCGATTCAGATTACTATCCACAAGAATTTAAAGGCTTATTTATGAACATCTCAAAAGAGCCTGTAACCATTCCTAAAGGTCAAAGGATAATGCAAGGGGTATTTGTCAAATACCTTACAACAGACGATGACAACGCAAATGGAAAGCGTACAGGCGGATTTGGTAGCACTGGGGAGGTGTGAGAATGAGCATTTATCCAAAGATAATTGTAGTTGAGAAATATGATAAAGATAGCAATAAATCAATTTGGAAACTTTTAATCATTCATAAAAAAGGGGGTAAATGGGTAGATTTTACATCAATTAAATTTAACAGTTGGTTAAAAGCAAATGCTTATAAAGAAAATATTGAACAAGCGATTGACACTGACAAACTTTCGGTTGAAAAACTCCAAGAACAGCTTAACAGTAAGGTTAAAGCACTGACAGAAATCAGAGCAAATATAGAAGAGCATAACCAAATTTATGATTTGAGTACAGATACTGCGTTGCTTTTAGAAGGAATTGACGGAATAGCATTTGATGCACTCGCAGCGATTGGAGGGGATGATGAGTAAAAACAAATATTTTGTTGATGAGTATGATGACGGAGAATTGATAAGCACTACTGATTTTGATGATTTCAACAATGCTTTGAAGTTTTATGCAATGAAGTGGAAGTGGGGATATTCCGCTAGACTTTTCCGAAACGTCTTAGATTTGGACGGAAATACCATCAAAACTGAACGATTTGAATACACTTGGAAATAAAGGGAGTGAAAATGAGTGAATTAGAGGAATTTAAAAAAGTCGTAAGTCCTATTGCATACGGATTAGCATATAAATCGAAGCTTGGAACTACAGAGTATCAACAACTGTATGCTGATGGAGATGTTATTAAATATTTTAATAATAAACCCCAGCTCACGATTCCGAAAAGCATTGCGGATGCGTTGGATAAAGTACCTTTTCATAACCCAATTGCTCAGTTATCAAATGAAGATTGTGATCTCACTGAGTTCAATGATACCGTTAAACGCTATGCTTGGAATAACAAAGAAAACGGGTATATCTGCGTTGCCTACCTCGCAGGCAAAGCCCTCGGAGTTGATTTAGTGAAAGTGGTGTAATTATGACAGTGATTTTTAAAGAAATTGAAGCTTTTAATAACGGACATAGAGATTCTATATTCATCTTAAAGTCATCTCTTAATAAAATAAAACGTGGACATTCTATGTTGGAGGTAGGAGCTTTAGGTGTATTAGTTGTTGATTCTCCACAAAAAATACATGAGTACACTGATATGGCCAACGAATATGGAGAAGATTATGCCTTGGGAGTGATTTTAGGATATCCGCCTAAATGTGCTTTAAGATTTTCTAGAGCATCACGAATTGAACGTAAAGGTTTTGGAACACTGTCATCAGGTTCATTCAATTTTATGTGTCCAGAAGAACTCAAAGATTATGCGGTTAACTATATGAAAGATAGATACGGCTTGGAAAGCCAATTTATTATATGACAGACAAACTAATATCGCTGGTCAATGACTGTGGGGAGGGATTGAATGAAACTTTTGTGTAAGCTGTTTGGGCATAAGTGGTCGAAATGGAGAGTTAATTTATTTAGCACTCACGAGGAACGATTTTGTCGGCGTTGCCATATCAGAGATAAACGCTTAAAACGCTCAGACCTTGACGAGTCAGAGAACGTGTTTCCTGAAAAATGGCTTGATAAACATATGGATTGAGGTGGAGATGAAAAAATTTAGATTATATAGCAGTTCTTTTGTATCTGACGGATAAGAGATGTCATTATCAAGGATTGCTCATGCTGACAGCTATGCAGATGTTATCGAACATATTGAAAGTGAAGCGGGTTGGTGTGTTGCAAATGATTGTGCTTTCAAAGTTGCCTATATCGAGGAGGTTGTGGAATGATTCTGATTATAAATATGATATCGATCATATTTTCATTACTAGCAATTATCATAAATATTTGCATTATTTTAGATAGAAGAGAGTGAAAAAATGACAGTAATAGCAAAAGATAAAAGAATATATAGATGTCTTCACGTTACAAAGGAAACGAAAGTTAGTGAAGTCCATGAATTTGTTAGAAGCATAGGAGGAGATAGCCAGATTTTGATTAATTACCCACTTCCGTATTGGCTTGTATGCGAAAAAGGTAGAGGTATGAATGGAATCATGAGAGTTTCAGATAAAAACTTTCGTAAAGAATATGAGGTAGTGGAATGAAAGATAAGGTTGTCAAAGGACTAATAAGAGGAACTTGTTTATCTATCTTTTACCTCATATTTGAACATGTTTCTAGAAATTGGGGATTGGCTGAAACAAGACAATTTCTTTATATCTTAATTATGATTCTCTATTTATGGAAGGATAATTGAACGCAAAAAAAGCCCAAGCTGACCAAGCTTGAGCGATTGTTGTAAAAATTATTAGTTACTATTGAATGGTCACATTTATTATACCACTGATTAATTGATGACTATAAAATTTGATTTATTAAAAAATCTTTAACTATAACAAAAAAAGCCCGAATTGACCAAATTCGAGCTTCGCATGTAAAAAATAACACTTTTTCATTTTATTTTTGGTCACACGTATTATATCATACTGAGCTAGGAACTCGCTAAACTCAACTGGAGGGAAAAGATGCTTACATTTATTTTAGGTCTATTAATTGGACTCATAGCAATGTTCTTGTTTTATGTGAAAACAGCAAAAGAAATAAGTTCAAAAACAATAGCAGACATATTAGAAGACTGCGTTGAAAAAATAGAGTTGCATGAATGGAGTGTAGAAAAGATAGTTGATTTTTTGAAAAAAACTTCTAACAAAATAAGAAAAAATAAATATTAATAATAAAAAGCCCACGGCAATGGGCTTCGGCAAGAAGTTTTCTAACTTAATTATACCACAAAAGGAGAATTTGATTAATGGCAGATAAGTTAGATAGAATTATTGGAGATTACGTTAATGGCAGACTTGAAGCCAGAATAAAATCAATTGAAAGCAGATATCTTTATAAACAAAAAGTAGATAACTTGGGCATTCGTACAGCTTATTCTGGTGGTTCGGAACCTGAAAGCCACGTCTTAAATAAAGAAGCACTTGAAAATGATGAGGAATACATCAAACTCAAAGACCTGATGTACCAATTCAGCTTGTGGTACGAACCTTTAATCAAGGAGGAAAAAGAAATAATCAAGCTAAAACACTGTGGTTACGGTGGCTTTACATGGTACAGAGTAATGATGGAACTTGATAATGAAGGTATTGAGATTTCAGAAAAGAAAGCGAAGTTTATTTACTACCGATTCAGAAAAGATATAAACCCTCATATTGGCTATTTCATTTGAAAGCATGGGTCAAATTGGGATAAAAATGACACGAAAAAGGCACGAAATTGGAGTGTTGACCCTTGTTTTTGCTGATATACTTGTATTATGAAGTAAAAGGCAAAAGCACAAATATCATAAGTATCGGTTTGAATTTGCTTCATAATTAGTGGCTATTTTACATAGCGAGGGGTGACAGGCACCAGAACTAAACCTGACTGTAATGTCCGATTTAATGGCGGAATAACGTTGCTGGACGATAAAACCAGCGTAGCAAGCACGGTACAGGCGCTCAGGGTTCGACTCCCTGACTTGCTATTAAACGTTTATAGCTAAGTGGCTTGGGTACGGACTGCAAGTTAATGCTTTTCAGCAGCTTAGTGGGTAAGCAAGGAAAAGAAACGACTTCGCTAATAGAAGTTATAGAGTTCGCGGCTCTATCTTGCTATTCGATTGCATTGGATTAATGCTGGTGCATGGAAAATATAGTGTGGCGAATGAAGTCCATTAAATGCAGAGAGGGATGCAGCTATTATATTTTATTACAGGTTGTCCATTGGGCAGCCTTTTATTGTTGGAGGAATAAGATGGAGCGTAAGATGATTTATATTGATGAGCAAACTCAAGGCACTGCTTATGGCGCTGAGTCTACTCAAGAAATGATTAGAGAAGTCGTTAAACATTTAGACGATGATGTGATTAATGTAAGGATTACTCGGAGCAAACCTTTGGATGACGACGATGAATTTAATAATAGTGAAACAAAAGAATATTCATCAATTAAAATTGCCTTATCAGATGGTAGTTTTGTTCATACGCCGCATAAAGAATCATTATGGAATAGATTAGACAGTATATTATCTGACGAAGATGGATATATAAAAGTAGGTGAATTTGTTGTTGCATTAAGTGATATAACCTACATTGAAAGACGATAGCCTATGAGGTTACATCGCTGTGCAAATGTAGGGTGTCGTGAATTGATACCTCTTAAATATAGTTACTGCCAGAAGCATTATGATGAACGCCTAGGCAATTACATCAACCAACGGGCAGAGAGTAAAGCTAAGGCATCTCTAACTTTAAGAGGACAACATAACCAAGCTGAACAGAACAGAGAGTATGACCAGATAAGGCGAAAGGAATTACACAATGGATTCTATCAAGATAAACGTTGGTCTAAGATATCTGAGTACGTCAAGGCAAGAGATGGTTATGTTGATGCGATTGAAGGCAAGGCATGGGATAAGGGCGACCTGATAGCCGACCATATCATACCAAGACGATTGCTTTCAGGAATGGAACAATATAATACTGACAATCTATGGCTTCTAACTAAATCGCAACACAATAAAAAAACTGCAATAGAAAATAAGTTATCGGACCAGCAATTAAAAAATGTTGGGCGAGATTGGTGGAAAAAAGTTTTAAAAAATAAAAAATAGCCCCCCGTCATCACTTCAAGGAGAACCGTATACCAATAGTGGCTCCCTTTAAAAAAATTGCAGTTATTATTATTTTTTAAACCATGAAGAAAGGAGTAGTAATGCCAAGAAAAGCCAAAATTACAAGCGAAAAATCAGACCGAAAAGAACAAAGAAAACGAACTGAAAACGTAAAAGAAAAATTAAAAGATAAAGATAAGTTACCACTAAAAGCACCTAATCATCTAAAAGGGGAAGCTAAAAACTTATGGGAAACTCTAGCGCCAGTTTTGAATGAAACAGGTTATGTCATTTCTGTGGACAGTTCATCAGTTGAAACTTTAGTCATGAATTATCAAATGTTGCGTGAAGCGTATGAATCAGTAAAAAAAGTCGGTATTGTTTATGAAGCTGGCGAAAAGCTATTTAAGAATCCAGCTGTAAGTATTATTGATTCAGCAACTAAAGTTATAAAGGCAGTCGGTAGTGATTTAGGGCTATCTCCACAAAGCAGAACTACTCTTATCGACATGGCACAATCAGAAGATGAAGGCGAAGACCTTGCGGCTCATTTTATGGGTGATGATTGATGAATTATGACGACATAAAAAAGAAATATCCTAAAGACGATAGCGTGGCTTATGCGTTAGGTGTACTCAATGGCAATATAATTGCAGGGGAAAAGATAAAAAAGGCCTGTGAACGCCATTTAAGAGACTTAGAACGTGTTGAAAATGATGATAGCTTTATTTATGTTTATGATGCTGAACAAGCTAAAAAAATCATTGAATTTTCAACGCTTCTAAAAGATGTAACAAGTGGCGAACCTTTTGAGGCATCACCTTATCAAAAGTTTATTCTTGCATGTATCCAAGGTTGGAGAAATCCACAAACCGACGGAATGAGATATAAAACTATTTTTATATCAATGGCTCGGACAAACGGAAAAACTCAAGTACTCGCTGCTTATGCCCTTTATAACTTTCTGTTTGGTTATCCTAAAATAAATAGACAGTTGGCGGTCAGTTCGATAGATATTGCTCATACTAAAAACCTTTATAAATACATGACTTATAACTGGGAACAGTTAGAACGTGGGGCATTTAAAAAGATATCTCAAAAATGGGGGATTGAGTTCAACCAAAACGAGATGAGGATTGACACTTTAAGAACATCAATGAAACGCCTTTCAGCTTTGGGGAGTCCATCCGATTCAGACCACTATACAACTGGTATTGTTGATGAATATCATTTATTAGGACAGAAACAACGTGATTTTATTAGTTCAATGACATCTGGGATGGTTAATAATCCATTAGCACAGATGTTTTTTATTTCGACTGCTGGGGTTGATCCGACAGTCCCAATGTTTGATGACTATAAGCGTTATTCTAAAATGCTAGAATCTGGCGACTGGAGTAGTTCCGAAAAAGATTTAGTGCTTATCTGGGAACAAGATAGTGAAGATGAAGCTTATTTAACTGAAACATGGCCCAAGTCAAATCCGTTGATGGAAGTTTCTATTATGCGTAGAAATCTGACTGAGGGGATGCTTACAGAACGTGATTCATTGAACTCTCAAGGAAGAATAAGAGACTTTTATGTTAAAAACATGAACTTATGGCAAAATGCGAAAGTGAATGCCTTTCTTCCTTTGGATTTAATTCAAGATGCAATCATTGATGATTTTGATATTTTCGGCCGTGATGTTTTTATTGGATTTGACTATTCACAAACGAATGATGATACATCTCTTGCTTTTGTATTTCCTCATAGTGGAAGTAAATTTCATTTGTATCAACATAGCTGGATACCTATTGCGAAAGCTGGTTCTATTGAAGCCAAGGAACAAAGAGATAACATTGATTATCGTGCGGTTCAAGAAAAAGGGTTCGCAACTATAACTAGAGATCGCTTTGGATTGATTGATGAAGATGAAGTTTTTAATTGGATGCTTAATTTCATAGAAAAAAACGAGTTAAAAGTAAAAGCTATTTTGTATGACCAGTGGGGAACGGGAAATTTCATTAGACGACTGGATGAAGTCAAAGAAGAATATCTTCTGATTCCAGTAAGACAAGGGATAAAGTCTCTAAATGAACCGACTAAATTCTTACAGTCTTCGTTTATTAAGCATAATATTACCATGCTTGATGACCAAGCGTTAATTCAAGGCCTAGTCAATGCAGTTACTGTTTCTGATAATAATGGGATTAAGCTTGATAAAAATGTCAATTCTCAAAAAATAGATGCTGCTGATGCGATTGTCAATGCACTTTATGAAGGACAGTTTTATTTTAATGATTTTACAAATGTAGAAGAAAAGAAAACTAAGTCGCCTTTTGGCAATATGAATGATGATGAAATCAGTGACTACTTTATTAATGGATTTAGTTTTTAAGGAGGAAAATGAAAAATTTAATTACATACTTACCAGCGTTACTTGTTTTCGTTGGTTTTTTATTTGTATCGGTTGGTGTATTCATTATTAATATTCCGATAGCGCTAATTGTTTCAGGGATATTGTTATTTGCCCTAGCTTATATGTATTCAAATAAAGGAGGACATACATGAGTATTTTAAACCCTTTTGAACGCAGAAGCTCAATTATGCCTAATAATTATTACCCTTTTATGGTTCAAAATGGTTCGATAGTTCCTAATTCGCTTGTTGATGCAACAGAAGCGCTAAAAAATAGCGATTTATATGCAGTAACTAGTTTAATTAGTTCTGATATCGCAGGTACAAGATTTACTGGTAATCAAGTGTTCACAAACATTTTAAACAATCCAAGCCATTTAACAAACGCTTTTAGCTTTTGGCAAACAGCTATATTGAATCTTTTGCTTAATGGGAACACATTTCTAGCTATTTTAAAAGATGATAACGGTTTGATAAAAGAATTGAGGTTAATTCCTAGTAATGCCATAACAATTGACTTAACAAACGATGTACTTACTTACGAAGTTAATCGATTTGATGATTACCCGAGCGCAAAGTATAGCGCTAGTGAGATGATACATGTCAAAATCATGGCTTATGGCGTTGATACGCTTCATAACTTAGTTGGTCATTCTCCGCTTGAGTCATTAACGAGTGAGGTGGGACAGCAAAAAGAAGCCAATAGATTGGCTTTCTCTACATTGAAAGGGGCTTTGAATCCTACCAGTGTAGTAAAGATTCCTGAAGGTACCTTAACACCAGAAGCCAAAAACGCAGTAAGAAGCGAATTTGAGAAAGCCAACGGTGGTAGTAATTCAGGCAGGGTGATGGTGTTAGACCAGTCTGCTGATTTCTCTACGGTCGCAATAAATGCTGATGTTGCTAATTATCTTAATTCAATGAATTGGGGAAGAACTCAAATCGCTAAAGCTTTCGGAGTATCTGATAGTTATTTAAACGGAACAGGAGACCAACAGTCAAGTCTTGACCAAATTAAAGACCTTTATGTCAATGCTCTGAACCGATTCATTGAGCCTTTGGTATCAGAACTTAGAATCAAATGTGATTCTTCAATTGGCGTTGATATGTCTTCCATTACCGACTATTCAAACTCTGTGTTTAAAGCAGATATATTGGATTGGGTAAAAGAGGGGATTATTGAGCCAGCAGAAGCAAAGACTTTATTAGAAAACAAGGGGATTATTTAGTGGAAAACATCGAATATCGTTATTTTGATTCAACAGAATTAGAGACAAGAAGTCCTACAAACAATGATTTTATTGGACAAATTGCAGGATATGCAATTAAATTCAATACTCCTAGCACTGCAATGGCTCCGTTTATTGAATATGTTGATCCGACAGCACTTGATAATGTCGATTTAAGTGATGTATTAGCTTTATACAATCACGATTACGCCAATGTATTAGGCAGAGTTGATGCAGGAACTTTAAAGTTAAACATTGATAAAGTCGGCTTACATTTTGTTTTAGATATGCCAGATACCACAGTCGGCCATGACGTTTATAACAATATTAAGGCTGGAAACCTTAAAGGTATGAGTTTTGGCTTCTCTGTTGCGGATGGTGGCGATTCATGGCAACAAGGGGCAGATAGTCCAATAAGAATTATTAATCAACTTCAAACGTTGAGTGAAATAAGTGTTGTAAGCAGACCAGCTTATGATGATACAAGCGTCCAAGTTACTCGTTCAATGGACGCTTTTTTGTCGGAACGAACGAGAAAATATAAAGAAAAGGTAAAAATCTACCTAGGAGGACTCAATGAAAATTGAAAAATTGAAAAAAAATTTAGCAACCAAAACCGCTGAACTTAATGCCAAAAAATCTGAAATTCGTAGCTTTACTGAGTCAGAAGACAAAACAATTGATGAAGTCAAGGCTGGAATGGCAGAAATTAAAGAAAAAGAAGATGAAATCAAAGAAATTCGCTCTAATATTTCAGTTTTAGAGCAAGCTTCAGCACTAAAAGTTGAAGAAAAAAGAGATGAATCTGATTTGACTGATCCTGAATTAGAAGAAAATTCAGCAGATAACGAAGAAGATGATCCAGAAAAAACTAAAACTGAAGAAAAAATAGCAACTGAAACAGGCAAAAAGCCCGTAAAAGATGAAGAAAAAAGAGATGCAGGAGGATTGCAAGATATGAAATTAAAAGTTGGTGGCGAAACCGCAGATAAAAAAGTGACTGCTTTTGCTGATTATTTAAAAAATGGTGAAGTTCGTGACATTACAGGTATTGCTTTGAAAGATGGGCAAGTAATTATTCCTGAAACCATTCTTACTCCAGAAAAAGAAGTACATCAATTCCCACGGCTTGGTTCATTGGTTCGTACCGAATCAGTAACTACAACAACTGGTAAGCTTCCAATTTTTAATAACTCTACTGATCTATTGACTGCTCACACAGAGTATGGTCAAACAGCTAAAAATGCAACTCCAGTTATTACACCTATTCTTTGGGACTTGCAAACCTATACAGGAGGCTATGTATTCTCTCAAGAATTGATTTCTGATTCATCTTATGATTGGCAAGCTGAACTTCAATCACGATTGACTGAGCTTCGTGATAATACTGATGATTCTCTTATCATTACAGCTTTGACTGATGGAATTACAAAAACTACCTCTACTGACTTACTTGGAGATCTTAAGAAAGTTCTGAACGTTACTTTCAAACCTCAAGATTCCGCAGCTGCTTCGATTGTTATGTCACAATCTGCCTATAACGTCTTTGATATGGCTACTGATGCAATGGGTCGTCCTTTGTTGCAACCAAACGTTACGGCGGCAACTGGTTATACTTTGCTTGGAAAGACAGTTGTTATCGTTGATGATACGTTGTTCCCTAAAGCTAAAGCAGGGGATGTAAATATCGTTGTTGCTCCGCTCAAAAAAGCAGTAATCAACTTTAAACTTACTGAAATTACTGGTCAATTCCAAGATACTTATGATATCTGGTATAAACAACTAGGTATCTTCTTGCGTGAAAACGTTGTACAAGCTCGTAAAGACTTAATCGTTAACTTGACAGGTACGCTAAAAGCAGTAACAGTTGTTCCGACTCAAGCAGGATAAGGAGTGAATTATGGCACTAATTACAGCACAAGAATTACTTGATGAAAATCATATTGATTCAAATGATGATGAAATTGCAACTATGAATAGACTTATTTCTGATGCTAGTGCCTTAATTCGTGGTTCTGTTTCTGATTCAGTTACTGATGAGCAAATCCTTGCAGTATGTTCTAGCCAATACAATAGAGCTGTTTCAGCTCTTGCAACCCGTCTATATTTCAGTAGAGATTTGTCAGAAGGCTATGGTATGGGTATTCAGATTATGATTAACCAAATTAGAGCTAGAATGTGGGAGGTGCTGAATGGCACAACTTAATCTGGCTGACTTTAACAAAAAAGTACAACTAGGAGACATCAAAACTGAAACGAATGAATATACTGGTGCTGGTTTTGACAGTTTTATTCCGGCCATAACGGTTTGGTTTGCTTCTAAAACAAGAACGTTGAGCCAATCATATCAACTTCAAGGAACTGTCCTTGAAAACTCACGGACAATTATCATACGACATAATCCAGCAGTAGAGAAATTAAAACTTGCTGTGATCGATGACGTTCAGTATGATATCGTCAATTATTCGCCTGATGAAACAAGTAACATTATCAGGTACGACTATTTGACGTTGAAAAGGAGTTCATGATGGGCCAAGAACTTAGTTTTGAAGAAATCATGAATAGCTTTATTGAAGAAGCAGAAGCGGTCAGTACATCTCTAACGGTTGAAGATAAAGCGAAAATAACCAAGGCTGGTGCAAATGCATTCGCTAAAGGGCTTGAAAAAGTCACTAAAGATAAGCATTATCGTATTCGTAAAACTGGAGAAAATCCACATCTAGCTGACAGTATTTTGGTTCAGAATACTAATATCGATGGAATTAAAGACGGAAACTCTACTGTTGGCTGGGATTACACCAAATCAAAGGTCGGTCATCTGATTGAAAACGGCACACGTTTTCCAATGTATTCCAAAAAAGGTACGAAATATAGAAAAGGGGGTCAAGTTGCAATTACATCTGACCCTTTTATTTCTACTTATCGTGACAGCATGGAAGCTCAAGTTGCCATGTTTTCAGCGGAAGCAGAAGTTTTTTCAGAAATACTTAAAAAGAAAGGGGCAGAATGAGGCCAACACAAGAAGTTTCTCAAATAGTAGGTGCTTTCCGCCCCTCTTGGTTGGTATTTGAGAATTTTATTCCCAAAGAACATATTAATGATTTAGACAATACTCAGGTTTTACTGACAGAGTTTAAATCAGATATCACTAATTATGGGGACGGAACTTTTAACAGCGTTGTTCTAGCAGTTACTATCCAAATTTTCTACGGATTTAATCTTTCTGAAAGTATGCTTCTTGCAGAAATAGAATTGATGAAGGCACTAAAAGATAGTGGCTGGTTAACTACTTCAAGCGAACCCCATTACTTAGACGTTAGCACCAATACAACAAAACAACAAACTAAAAAAAATATCACAGTTGAAAAAATTGTGGACATTCGAGAATTAAAAGGAGAATAAAATGACAATTGTAGGTCTTAAAAAATCATATCTTGGTCTAATTGACAAATCGACAGGGAAAATTCTTACAGGAACAGCAGGTTTAACAACTGACGGGCTTTATATGTCCAATCCTAAAGATTTGGGTACAGCTTCAGCTAATATCACTAATATTGCGGCTGCTGGTACTCAAAAATTTGGAGATAACGGTCTTGTTGATGTAGTGAGTTCAAAATCATTTCCCCAAGTTGCAGTAGTATGGAATGATCTTCCGTTTAATGTGAAGGCGAAAATCCTTGGTAAGGAAACTGACGGTAAAGGTGGATACGTTCAATCACAAGATTTGCCACAAGTTGCTTTGATTATTGAGTCAGAGTCAATTGACCGTTCACATTCAATTTTTTACGCTTTCGGTAATGGTCAAGTTACTGAAGCTGCATTAAATATCCAAACCGATAATGCAGCACAAAACCGAGTTGAAGATACATTGACTTATCAATCAATGGCTTTTGAGGCATGGAACAATCAAGGAATGAAAACTTTCAATGCTGGAGATACTGGATTTGACAAAACAGCAATGCTAAAAGAAGTTATGGGAGGATATACTGCCTCTGCTCCAAGTGGTGGAAGCGGACAATAATTAAACAGTGCGGGATGATTATATCCCGCTTTTTTATTTATAAAATACTGGAGAAAAACATGGAAATCAAAATCAAACAACTTAAAAAAACAGTTGAAGTCAAAGCTTCAATTAAAAATCTCAAGAAGAGTTATAAATTTGCCAAAAACATGGCCGAAGCAGAAGAAAAAATTAGTGAAGGAAACGATGAACTAGTCTTAGATTATCTTGATTCAATTATCGAATTTGTCTCTGATATCGCTAAACTCAGCAAAAAAGAAAAAGAAGAACTTGAAGAACTTGAAATGGAAGAGTTGATGGAAGTTGTTTCTTATATTGTTGCAAAATTGCAAGGCGCTTCTGACTCGGATATTAAAAAAGCCAAAGAAAATGGCGAAGTGGGTTTAGCCCAAGAGAGCGAATAATCAGCAATCATAATCACTTGTTAGAGTTGCAGCTTTTTGAAAAAGATGTTATTCAAAACCTCCATTGGGATTTAAGTACCATTGGGGAGCAAGAATATGAGGAATTGTTAGATGTCATGAGTGCAAATCCTGACAATAAAATGATGTCTGCCGAAGATTTAGCAGCTCAATGGAACTCGTTAACTTAAACGGAAAGGAGGAATAAATGGCAAAAGAAAAAGTTGCTGGTACGTTAGCCACTAATATCGGCGTTAATACCGCCAATGCAGTAACTAGTATTGATAGCCTTAAAAATTCAGTTAAAGATAGCACCAATGCTTGGAAGCAAATGGAATCTCAAATGAAGCAGTCAGGAGATGCTCTAGGCGCTTCTAAAGCGAAGTATGAGGGCTTGTCTGATTCTGTAAGCAAACAAAAATCAGTGCTTGAACGACTAAAACAAGAGCAATCTGATGTTAATCGTTCTACTTCTGATGGAGAAAAGGCTTATCAAAAATACGCTTCGCAAATCACTCAGGCGGAAGTTAAGCTCACTGCTTTAAATAGTCAACAAGATAAAGCAAAACAAGCTTATGACTATCAAAAATCAGGGCTTGCAAAGCTAAATGAGGAAGTTCAACATTCTAACAAGCTTACGGAAGAACGAGTAAAACAACTCGAAGCGGAAGGAAAAACTGAAGAAGCCAACAAAGCAAAAATTGATGGATTGAAGTCAGCTCAAGAAAAATATTCTCAAATTTTAAAGATTCAAAAAACCGAACTGGAAAAACTAGGGGAATCAGGCGATAAGAACTCTAAGGCTTATAAACTTCAAGAAGTTCGTGTGGCGCAAATGTCCACAAAGGTTTCAGAAGCTACTCGAGATATTAAACGGCTCAACGGTACCGAGGTTAAACCTAAAACCGAAGGTGTTGACCGACTAAAAAGCAAAATCTCTTCTTTAAATGGCTTAGTTGGAAGAACAAATCATCAATTCAGAAATGTATTCATGGCTGATTTCTTGTCAAGGAGTTTATTTAGCGCGATTGACAAAGCAAAGTCTGGTTTTGATAATTTAATTGAACAAGGGCAAGAATACAACAAAGAAATGCAAGTTATGGATGCGACTTGGACAACCCTTACTGGTAGTGCAAGCAAATCCAAAGAAATGGTTGATGGAATCAATCAAATTTCTACTGCCTTCGGTCAAACGAATGATTTAACGAACGAACTTGAACAACAGTTTTACCACGTCTTCAACAAAAAAGAACCAACCGATGAATTAACCAAATCAATTTTGACAATGGCTGATACCATTGGTCTTTCTGCATCAGATACAGAACGATTAGGGCTTAACTTCACGCATATGATGACATCGACTAAGCTACAACTTGGCGATTTCAACATGATTACTGACCAACTGCCTATGTATGGCGAGAAGTTACTTGAGTTTGAAAGAAACGCTCAAAAAAACACTCAATTAACTATGGCTCAACTCAGAGATCAAATGTCAGCTGGTAAAATATCAGCAAAAGATGCTACAGAAGTCATGAATGAGCTTGGTTCTAAGTATAAAGATGCAAGTGAAAACATGATGAGTACCACTTCTGGTATGGAACGTGTTGTGAGTGCCAGAGGTAAAGCTTTGGCTGGTGCATTGATTGGTCCTATCATGAATGCTAAAAACCCTATTTTTGGTACTGTTTCAAAATGGGTAAGTGATAAAAAAACGGAGACAGAATTCACAAAAGTTGGAGATAGTGTATCTAAGGCTTTTGGGACAATCGCCGCAGGTTTCGGAAAAGAATTCCAAGGAAAAAGTTTCACGGACTTCGCGGATAAATTCATGAAGTCTTTAGCTAACAATATCGAAAAAGCGGGTAAAGTCATTAGTACTCACTCTAAAGATATTACTAACTTTTTTAAGATGGTCAAAGATATCGGAAGTGCAGGGTTCAAGCTTGTTGGGAATACATTAAAAGTAGTGATTCCGTGGCTTGAGAAGTTTGGAGATTTTGCTTCTAAGCATCCTCAAACGATAAAAGCACTTGCGGGTACGATTTTAGGTTTAAATATCGCTCTTAAAGGAACTTTGGGAGCTTTGAGGGGAGTAGAAAAATACAGAGAGCTAAAAAGTTTATTTGTATTTAAAGATGCCAAAAGCGGAGCTACGACTTTAACCTCGCTAGGGAAAGCGGCAGTTGGCGCAGGAAAAGGGTTCAAAACAATGGGGGAATTTTTAAAGGCCAATCCATTCATTCTTATAATTACTGGTATTGTTGCGTTAGGTATTGCCCTTTTTGAACTTTATAAACACAATAAAAAATTCCGTGAATTTGTTGATGGGATTATCAAAGCTGTTAAAGAGTTCGCAACAGAAGCTGTCAAGTGGTTCAAAAAAGCGTGGGAAGATGTCTCTAAAATCTTTGATAGTTACGTTAAAGTAATTAAAAATGTCTTTAAACTTTTCATTGATTTCTTTACTGGTAACTGGAAAAATCTTGGAAAAGACTTGAAAAAAGTCTGGGATTCAATATGGAAATATATTGAATCTATTTTTGGTAAACAGGTTAATGGAATTAAGAAATCAGTTGAAAAAATCGGTAAAACGATCCTTGACACTCTTGGTAAAGCATTAAAAGGTATAGGACGTGTACTTATTATCGCTTTGGCTCTACCGGTTGGTATTGCAATGACTATCGCAAAACCACTTGTTAAACCATTGCAGAAAATCATTTCTACGCTTATTAAGTGGATTCAGTCAGCCTGGAAAAGTCTCACAGGCTTTTTAAATTCAATTTGGGAGCCAGTTCAGAAAACATGGACAAGCGTTTGGAAAGCTATTAGTAAGTTTTTCAGTGATGTTTGGCACGGTATTCAAAAAACACTTACTCCAATCATAAAATGGTTGAGCGATACCATTTCATCGACCATTAATACTATTAGTAGTACTTGGAATAAGATTTGGGGCGGAATTAGTAGTTTCTTCGGTAAAATTTGGGATAACCTCACTAAAACTGGTAAGACTCAAGTTGATTCACTTTATAACTTAATTAAAGGTCCTCTTGAAACGATTGGGAAATTCTTTGGTAGCATTTGGGACGGTGTATCTAATGGTTTCTCTAAAATGTGGGAAGGACTTGTTAAGTTTGCGAAATCAGGTATAAACGACGTTATCGGAGTTATAAATACTGGTATTGGTGGAATTAACGATGTCATTCATACGTTTGGTGGTTCTAAAAACGCTATTAGTAAAGTTCCTAAACTAGCAAATGGTACTAAGGGCGCACCTAAAGGAGTCGCCTTAATCAATGATGCACCAGGAGAGCATTACCAAGAAGCTGTTATAGACAATTCAGGTAAAATGCATGTACTAGAAGGTCGGAACAGACTCGTTAATTTCCAAGGGGGAGAAACAGTTGTCCCTGCTCATGCTATTCCACGTTTTGAGAGTGGAACTCCTGATTGGCTAAGTTCTATTGGTTCGTGGATTAAAGATAAATGGGACGGCTTAACAGAAATGATTAAGCACCCGATTAAGACTTTAACTCACTTCATGACTAATGCGATATCAGGTATTAGTGGTTCTCCTTTAGTTACCTCTATCGCACCAGCTCTCGGCAATGGATTTGTTAATGCAATCGTTGACCCAATTAAGAAATTACTTGGTTCATTGAAGAAAAAACACGAAGATGACGGTGGCGGTTCGCAAGGTTCGCCATCGGGTTCAGGCGTTCAACGTTGGGCTGGACAAGTTAAAGAAGCACTTGCAGCTAATGGGCTAAGCACTAGCCAAGATATGATTGACCGTGTACTTCGCCAAATGGCTACAGAATCAAGCGGTAATGAGAAAGCAGTCCAAGGAAATATTGGGGATATTAACAATATCACTGGTGACCTTGCAAAAGGGCTGATGCAAACAATTTCATCTACTTTTAACGCTAATAAATTCCCTGGTCACGGGGATATTTTTAACGGTTACGATAACTTATTGGCTGCTCTTAACTATGCTAAAAAAACCTATGGCCCAAGTTTGTCATTCCTTGGGAATGGACATGGTTATGAAAATGGTGGATTAATTAGTAGCCATGGACTGTATGAAATTGGCGAAGGAAATAAGCCAGAAATGGTTATTCCTTTGTCTGTTGAAAAAAATGCAAGAGCAAATCAATTACTTGCAGAAGCTAATCAAAGAATTAATGGAAATGGTGGATCATCAAGTAATTCTACTGACCTTTCGCCACTCCTTTCTGTATTGACAAAAATACACAATTCACTTGAAGATGTTAAAGCAAATCCTCTCCTTGCGTACACAATAATGGACGGGCGTAACATGTCTCAAGGGCTTGCCCCATACATGAATAATTCACTGAACAATTACACAAATCAACAAAATAGACGGAGAGGAATAGTTTAATGGCATTTTCAGTTAATTTTAATGGCATAGATTTATCAACTATTGTTGATGGATTCACAGCAATCACAAGAAACATTGGTTCTGGGTGGACTAATAACGTTCAAGCGAACCCTCTTGTCGGAGCTGATTTTATTTCTAATTCAATCAACTCAAAGTCAATTACAGTAAACTTCATTGTTAATGTTCAAAAGGATCGGTTCACTTCAGTTAGAAAAGCGTTAGCCAGCGCTTTAAACGTAACAGAGCCAACTCCTTTGACTTTTGATGACGACCCTAACAAAGTATGGTTAGCTGTTCCCGATGGAACACCAACTTTGGACGAGTCCTCTTTCTACCAAGGAATTGGTTCGATTACATTTTTAGTTCCTTCAGGAATTGCATTGTCAAGCTATACTCAAAAACTAAATTCCGCTAATTCTGGGGGAGATAACGGAACAATAACGGTAAATGCAGATAATTCGGTAGATGTTTTGGTTAACAACCAAGGAATACTACCAGCTTTTCCAACTTTTAAGTTTACCCATAAATCAGACAATGCGTATATAGGATTAGCTGCTCCTTTAGGAGTCATGGCACTAGGCAGCCAAGAACAATATCTGACAAACTCAGTCACTACAGAAACGACAAAAGTAGAGTCGCAATGGCTTTTAAACCCTTCTGGAATTAGTCAGAAATCGAACTTTGACGGAAAGTTCATGACCGCTAATGATGTAGGAAATCCTCAAAACGGCCAGCTATTGACTGCGGGTAATTTAGTATGGAAACAAGATGGATTAAGGTTACAAGACGGAGGCCCACCACCTTCAAAAGATACGGTCTACATGGCCGTTGGGGCAATGCAGCAATGGACTATCCCAGCGGATAATGTTGGAGATGTTGGAAGTGCCAACTTTACCTCAACTTTTAACATTTGGGGGCAAGCAACAAAAATGGGACAAACAGGACTATTACAAGTTCTATTTGTTGGAGACAATAACCAATTATTATGTGGAATGGGCATATATAAAGATGATACAAGAGGTAATACTTTCCAAACTCAACTTTATATCGGCGGTAACCATCAAAGAACGGAGAAAACATTCGGCCCAGGAAAACAAGAATTAAATAATGGGGGACATGGTGATGGTAAAGTTCCAAACCCCAACCTTTATTTCAATTCAACAACTGGATATTTCACCATGCAAAAGAAAGGTCCTGTCTTTAATTTCACTTTTGGTAATAGAGGAGGGAACTATCCAATTACTATTCCAGAACTTGCTTATACCAAATGCAAGAAGGTATATATCTATGAAGGACAATTTAAAGGGCGAGACTTAAATAATCAGTTCATCACTAATTTATCATTACGCAGTTTCAACTTTCAAAAAAATGACGTCACTAAAATAATAGATAGCACGACTGATGCAACAAAATATATTCCAGCCGATAATCATCATTTCGGGAATTATGAAGTTGTTGTCGTTGATATGGATCGTGCAAAAATTTACCGAAAAGAAGGAGCGACAATCGCTAACAACGAGATGATTACTGGTTCTGAACCATTTTCAGTTCCTCCTGGTCAATCAATTGTTAATTGCTCATTTGGAGATAATACAGTACCTCCAGATATTGAAGTGACATGGAAAGAGAGGTTTTTATAAATGCAATTAAATATTCATGACTCAACACTTAAAAGAGTTGGATTTATCAACAACAATCTGCCTAATGCGCTTCATTATTTTAACGATAACTGGCATCGATATTTGGTAGAAGGGACTTCTACTTTTGATTTTTCTGTAAATAAAGTTAATTCTGATTACGCTCTGCTTACACTACAAAACTATATTAGTTTTTCTTACGATGGTGATGACTACCTTTTTAATATTATCAACATTCAACAAGATCACTATTCGATGCAAATCAAGTGCGAAAATTTAAATCTTAAATTAATTAGCGAAGAAGCTGGGCCTTATGGGAATACAACTAGACACAGTATTGTTTGGTATTTAAAAAACACCGCAAGAATTACAGATGACATCATTGAAATTGGAAACAATCCTTTCACTTTAACGGACAGTGACCCCTCAAACCCAATACTAAGCTTTGATAGCTCAGAAACGAAACTGGCTCGAATCATTTCTATTTGTACTAGTTTTAATGCAGAGTTTAAATTTAGAACGGTCCTAAAAAACGATGGGACTTTGCAAAATATAACGATTGATTTATATAAAGCTGGAGGAGTAGGGCAAAAGCGTAAAGATGTTACTTTGTTTTATGGCAAAAATGTCATCGGAATCACCTCAACCGGCGATAGAACATCTACATTTTTTAATTCAACTACTGTTACCGATTCAAATGGTAAGTATAATTGGTTATCTGTAGAGGGTAAATATTACAATTCCGAGGGTAAATTGGAATTCTACAAAGACGCAGGAAGTAATACTGCGTATGCACCATTATCTAGAACTATGTTTCCTTCTCAAATCAAAGCAAATAATTCTGACCAATACACAAATAAAAATATTCAAACTGCCGCCAGTTCTGCGGATAGTTTATGGGATTATGCGGTCAGCCAATTCAAGTTATATGCTTACCCTCAAATGACTTATGATGTCGTCATCGCAGTCAATGCTGTGACTAATTCGTTAGGTAATGATCGCAAGCTTGACATTGGGGATACTATAATCGTTCAGGACACTACATTTGATGAGACAAATGGAGGTTTGATTTTATCAGTTAGAGTTTCTGAGCAAGAAATAAGTTTTACCAATCCACTAAATAATAAGATTACATTTACTAATTTTGTGAGGCTAACAAGTGATATCTCTGCCGATTTGTACGGAAGAATGAAAGATTTAGTTGACGAAAATACGCCTTATAGAGCAGAGTTAGAAACAACCAATGGAATCCAGTTTAAAAATGGGGTTGGTTCAACAACCTTAACTGCTCGAATTTATTTCGGGTCAGATTCTACGGAAACTGTCGCTGATAGTTACGAATGGTCGAAAGATGGAACGGTTGTTGCGAATGCTCAAGAAATAACCGTGGATGCGAGTGGTATATCTGACAAGGCAGTTTATGCCTACCAAGCTTCAATAAACGGTAACTTAGTGGCGACTCAGTCTGTTACGATCACTAATGTTAATGACGGGATAGCAGGCAAGCCTGGAACTGATGGCAAAACTTCATATACTCACGTCGCCTATGGTAATAGTTCAGACGGAACGGACGGTTTCACGACTATTTATCCGAATTTGAATTTGTTGGATGGTACTAAAGATTTTAGTGGTACATGGACAAACTTAAGCAATTGGTTTAATGATGGAACTTATCAAAATTTGACTGTGAAATCAACAAATGGCCAATGGGGAGGCTTATACAAGACTTGCATTATAAAAACTGCTGGTAATTATATATTTTCTGCTTTCATCAAAAGCGACGGTTCTACATCTGAAATACATAGATATGTTTATGTTAATGACAATTATTTAGGTGGCGATGTTATTGGTAATGGTTTCGGTTGGAAAAGAGATGTATATACTTTCAGTAATTTAAATGCCGGGGATGTGGTTTATATCAAATATGAAAATGCGATAAGCAATAACCAAAAAACAAGTGTTGCAGGATATAAGTTAGAACAAAATATATATGCTACGCCATGGATGCCCTCAGCTAGTGAAGTTAAAACTGCTGACTATCCCAAATATCGAGGAGAGTATTCAGATTTTACAGCTGCATCTTCTACAGACCCCACCAAGTACACTTGGGCTGTGATAAAAGGAAACGATGGTTCAGACGGAAAGCCCGGCAATGACGGAAATCCAGGTAAAATAGTTTCTGATACTGAACCTACAACAAAATTTAAGGGGTTAACATGGAAATATTCCGGAGTAGTGGACATGACACTTGGTGACGGTACAACAATATTAGCTGGAACGGAGTACTACTGGAATGGGACAGTTTGGGCTCTATATGAAATTAACGCTCATAATATCAACGGAGATAACCTATCAGTAACTAACGGTACTTTTAAAGATGGTAAAATAGAGAGTATTTGGGGAAGCAATGGAGTAAATGGTACGACTACTATTGAGGGTAGACATTTACAAATTTACTCGTCAGATTCCACAACTAACACAGAAAACACGGTAGCTCTGGATAATCAACAAGGATATGCTCAAGTTTATACTGACCATAAAACAGGAAGGGCCATAACAGTTCAAGCTTCTTTTCAAGGTTTCTTTATTTCTGACAGTGCAGGTCCATTTGTTAGAGTAACGCCTAATGGAATTAGCACCTCGTCTGATAAGGCTCAAGGTAGTATCCAAATTGGAGCAGGTCTAACATTAAACTTGGAGCGAAGAGGAAATATAGTTGAATGCATGGTGTCAGGTACTATAAATTCCGCATTATCAAGCAATACTACTTTTAAAGTTGGAATAGTTCCTGTTGGATATAGACCTAATAAAATAGTAAATATTGTGGTTCATATGGCCTCAACTAATAATAGTTCACATATAGATGTTGGAACTGATGGTGTTTGTACCTGGTGGGGGGTTTCAACAAATAGCGGTTATCCTCGTGGAACACAATTATGGTTTACAGATGACCCTACGCCACAATAAATTAGGAGAATAAATGAAAAAGAATACTCAATCACAAGAATTCAATGATATTTTAGTAGATGAAAATAGTGTTGCAAGCTTTAGTTATATGGCATATCAAAATGGTTCGTTAGAAGTACGCTTTACGATTAACAACCCACAGGGATTTCATGATTCAGATATTCCCAAAAATGATATGAACGATCTTATGGAAGCAGCACTTCAAGCTTCAAAAGATAAAGCTAATAGCTATAATACTCCAACAAATTAGAAAGCAGGGGTTATGCATTTAGAGACAATAGCAACTATTTTTGCCATAACAGGGGTTAGCGTTGTCGGAGGTCTTAGCTTTATAATCAAGTTGCTTAAGGATTCTATCATGACACCCATCAATCATTCCATTGATACTTTAAACGTAACAATAAAAGGTCTGAGAGAAGATTTGAATGAATCAAACGTAAGCAGAAAAGAACATGAAAAAAAGTTATTCGACAATCTAGACGAACATACTAAGCAGATTTACTTGCTCGATGGGCGAGTGAAGACTTTAGAAACAATTAACCAAATAGAAAAAGAGGAAAAATAAAATGGATCAAAATTTAATGACAATCTTTAGTGGTATTTTAACAGTGGTTGGCTCTGTGGTATCTTACTTCATATCACAGGCTGCTAAAAAACATAGCAATGTAAAAAATATTGATGCTTTAGCTAAATTGGCTAATCAAGGCGTTACATGGGCTGAGAAAAACTTCAATGAGAATCCTGAAAAGTTATCTGAAGCCATTAACTATGTGACAGAAGAAGCTAAGAAACTTAAAATCAAGACTAATCCAGCTCAGATTGAAGCTCAAATTGAAACTTCTTTGGCTCAGTTAAAAAAGAATTTCACTTCAGACCCAGTTAAAACTGTTAAAGAGGTTACTGAAAAAGCAGTTGAAGTGACTGACCAAGTTGCACAAGTTACTCAAAAAGCGGCTGAAATTGTTTTTCCAATTATTGAAGAAGTAGAAAAATCAGAACCAACAGAACAAGGAGAATGATATGAACGGAATTGACATTTCCAGTTATCAAGCTGAATTGAATGCTGGAATTGTTCCCTCAGATTTCGTCATTATAAAGGTCACAGAGGGAACTAACTATATAAATCCAACTTGGAAAGAGCAAGCTGGACAAGTCACTCAAGCTAATAAGCTACTGGGTTTCTACCATTTTGCCAGTGTAGGTAATCCAATCGCCGAAGCAGACTTCTTTATCAGTGTTGTTAAAGATTATATTGGTAAAGCAGTTCTGGTCTTAGACTTTGAAGCTGGGGCAATCAACGCATGGGGAAATGTTGGTGCTCGTCAATTTTTGAATCGTGTAAAAGAAAAAACTGGCATCAATCCAATGATTTACATGTCAGCAGAAGTTACTCGCCAGTTTAACTGGAGCATAATTTCAAGTACTAACCCTTTATGGGTTGCGCAATATGCCTCTATGAATCCTACAGGTTATCAATCTGAACCGTGGACTGACGGAAAAGGGTACGGTGCTTGGAGTTCAGCGGCTATCCACCAGTATAGTTCAGCTGGTTCACTTGCTAATTGGAGCGGTAATCTTGATATAAATCTTGCTTATATCAATGCCAATCAATGGAAATCACTAGCAGGAAGCGGAAGCACTAGCAATTCAATAACTACAGAAGATATTAATATAAATAATACAATAGAATATGAGGAAGAAGAAATGCACTTTATTCAAACAGTTGATACAAAGCGAATCTATATGATTAATGCTGGAATGTATTCGTGGATTACAGACCCAGGAATGTGGACTAATTATCAAAAAGCATTCCCTAAAGCACCAGTTATTCCACTATATCAAGCACAAATGGAAAAACTATATCGTAAAAATGTGTAAATTAAAACCCTGACTTCGTGATGTGAACCCCAAAAGTTAGACTTTTTAGTCTAACTTATGGGGGTCATATCATAAAGTCAGGGCTTTTTTTGTGCTATAATATAATTGTTATAAAAATATTAAAAAACAGGGGTATAATTATGAAGAAAATGGGAATAACAGCCTTAGCGTTTACCGCTATAATAACTGGTGGAATAGCAATTCATCAACAGGCATATGCTGACACTGAAACATCTAAAGCGCCAGTTTATAGAGTATATAATCCAAATACAGGAGAACACTTGCTTACACCTGCTGGTTTTGAAGTTATAGTACTAGAAAAAGCAGGCTGGAAATCAGAAGGTATCGCATTTGATATACCTTTATCTAACCCACCGTATTCAGGATATCCAGTAGTGCAACGTTTATATAACCCAAACGCAGGTGATCATCACTACACAACAAGTGATTTTGAAGCTACAACCCTTGTTTCAATTGGGTGGAAAAATGATGGAACAGCTTTTAGATTCCCAGTTGCTAAAGCGAATACTGGAGTACCTGTTTATCGTCTTTATAATCCAAACGCAAAAGTTGGTTCACATCACTTTACAATGAGTTCTTATGAAAGAGATTCTTTGATAAAAGCTGGCTGGAAAAATGAAGGAACTGCATTTAACGCTTATACCAAATAATAAATATTATCAGCCCGCTTCGGCGGGTGTTTTTTGTTTGTAATAAATATGAACAAAAGTTCAATGTTTTTACTAAACTTTCTAAAATAAGAAAAAACTTATACATTTTTGTTGACAAAATTATAAATATAGTTTAATATATATGTAAATGACAACACTCTCACTCCCTTTGTGGCGGATACGTTCCGAGGTGAGAGTTTTTTTTGTATCTTGAGAGGAAACTATGGAAGAGCCAAAACCGCTTAGTTTTGAAGAGCAAGTTGATTTATTTGAGTCTAGAGGGGTAGTTATTGGAAAAAGAGATATAGCAATTAGACATATTAGAGATATTGGATACTACAAACTCAAATCTTTTTCTTTACCACTGTCAAGAGTAAATGAAAACAAAGAACGTAAATACACTGATGTAACCTTTCAGGATATTTTGAATCGTTTTTATGCTGATAAAGACTTAAGAATTTCATTATTACATAGTATAGAAGATATTGAAGTTTCTATAAAGACTAAACTTGCTTACATCTTAGGAAAAAAGGGGGCGTATTATTATTTAAATTTTGCTAACTGGTGTAATAGGGATAAATATTGTAAATATTATTTAGAAGATAAACAGAATGATCTTAAACATAAAATTTACAATAGAATGCAACGTTCCGCATCAATTGAACTTAAAGATAAGAAAAATTTAAAGAATAATAAGTATCCAACAATATGGCTGCTAGTAGAAATTTTGACTTTTGGTGATATTGTAGAACTATTAGATCTAATGTCTAATAAAAATCTAAAGGCACTAGCCGATTATTATAATTGTACGCCTGATCAATTGAAATCATGGCTTAAAAGTTTAAAATTTATAAGGAATAACTGTGCACATAATTCTACAGTAATAGATATTAAACTTAAAACATCACCTATGATGTTGGAAGAGTGGAAAGAATATTTATTTATTAATCAAAAAAATGAAGTTACAAGCAGACTAGCAATAATCTTATGTATAATAAAAAAGATGATGTTATCAATTAATCCCGATTATAATTTCGGAAAAATATATGGACCAATTAAAACTTTGATTAACAAATCATCTAATAAAAATCAAGCTGCTAACCTGATAGGATTTTCAAGTGCCGGTACAGTAGTCGATTTATTCCCAAAGAAGAAGAAAAAATCATATAAAATAAATAAGAATAATAAAAAATGATATACTCTTATTTAATAGTTCTTCGCCCTCCGGGGCGTTTTCTTTACAAAAAAAACGGAAAGTTATATAATGTTCTTATTCTAAAAAACTTTTTTTCATAAAGTTTACTCCGAAGCGTCCCTCTCCTAACTGGGGCGCTTTTTTATTGACAAAGAATAATGATAGCGCTATAATAAATTATCCTGATATTTTATTCCTAGAGTTTTCTTCATCCATGAGAAGCTCGTTATAAAATTTTTCTTAAATGCCTCCTCCCCCTTATGAGGCATTTTTTTATATCAAAAAAGCACTAGCATTAAGCCAGTGCCGAAAAGTGATTAGAGCAAGGTATGAATAATATAGTGCGGAACTAGATTAACTTGCAATAACTTTTATAATATTATCAATTTTATGAACAATTGTCAATAATAATATGTTATAATGTATTCGGGATGATTATGGGATTTCATCCTATTTCTAGAGTTAAGCTGCTCTTCGGAGTGGCTTTTTTATTTTTCAATTAGTAGTTAGTTTGACTTTAACTATGCTTAGTGTTATACTTGCTGGACGGAAAGATTAGTTGCTTTCCTTACAGTTCATAAAAACCATATCATCAAGACATGGTTTTTATTAATAAATAGGCAGTTTGACATTGAGTATAATTAGTGTTACTATGAAGAAGTAAATTTTGTCATGAGTAAAATGTTTTATAGATTCACTTTTCGCAAAATAAGATTTACAATTTTGTCGAAAGGAAATAAATATTATGGCAAATGGAACAGTAAAATGGTTTAACGCAGATAAAGGATTTGGCTTTATCACTTCAGAAGAAGGCAAAGATTTGTTCGCTCACTTCTCAGCAATCCAATCTGATGGATTCAAATCACTTGATGAAGGTCAAAAAGTTGAATTTGATGTTGAAGAAGGTCAACGTGGTCTTCAAGCAGTCAATATCACAAAAGCATAATTTATTTGAAAATCGTGCATAAACTGGAGCAGTAGCTTCAGTTTTTTTAATACGATGTTGTAATTCTAGGATAGTATGTTATACTTAGCCAGCAAGAGGAAACACACACTTCCCTTTGCGTAAATTAGGGCCACTCTTTTATAGAGTGGTTTTTAATTAAGGTAGTATGTTATAATGTAAGTCTTAAACATAGGCGGCAGTAATGCTGCCTAACAGTTCTTTAGCTTAGTTGGTCAGAGCTAACGGCTCATAACCGTTCGGTCGCTGGTTCGAGTCCAGCAAGAACCATAAAAAAGGAGTGGTAAATGAATTTAAAACAGACATTAAATCTAATTGCTGAAGGAAACATTATAGCACTAAAATTTAAAGGTAGTGACGAAATTATAATCAAGGATTATAAAGATTCTGATGTATTTGAAGTTTTTATGAAAAATAAAGTCAATGAACTAAATTCTAAACCCGTTATAAATGAATATGGTGATGAGGTGATAGAGTTCACAGTTGAATTAGAACGTTAG